CTGGTTCTGCAGGATATTGACGCCGTAGCCCGACGCAATCGTGTACGCCATGGGACGGACAGTCCCGCTGGGCGAATACGAAGGACGAAGGCCAAACGGCTGAGATACAGTGCTCATGTCCATTTACCTCAAAATTGAGTTGCGGTTACCGCGTCAGGAGAAGATGCCCCTCTGCGGCATGTGGGACGACTGCATGTCCTGATTTCCGTCACCTTCGATCAATACGCTACCGGCTCGGTGGGCCTGTTCACGGAGCATATCCGCAACATCAGCCAACTTCTGTTCCTCGCGCAGCGGGGCGGTGTGGTGAGCTTCCTGCATAAAGCCTTGGTAGAGGCTCATGGGCAGCTTAAACGCAACCATCTCGTTGACACCGATGAGACCAGCCCATTCGCCAGTCTTCAGTGAGGCATACTCCATGCCCGGAACCTCTTCCGCCTTTACCGGCTCGTAACCGAGCTGGATGCGGCGATGGATGGGGTCGCGCGGGTTGGTAGTGGTGAGCCAGCACACATGATAGCCCGGAATGTCCGGCAGGTCAGGGAGTGCGTCGTTAAAAAGCTGATTTCGGAACATTTCGAGGCGATCATCCTCGCTGACTTCGCGGACCTCGGTGACCAAACGGTCTTCCCGTCCACGCGTGTCGCGGCGACCAACAACGTCAAAGTCCGACGACTTCTTCAGGCGGCTATCTTCAGTATTATTCGTCATGTTGTCTCACTCCTTCTCAGCGAGCCGAATTATCATAAGCCTGATACGCCTTCAAATAGCGCTGGCGGAGCACAGGGTCATCCCATACTCCAGCCTCAATCATAGCCTGTTTTCGGTCGGGTGTCACGTAGATTTCTTTCTTGGTGCTTGTGGGCGCATGTTGGCGGGTATTGCCGGTCGGCGGCCCGCGCCGTTTCTTCTCGGCCGGTGCCTGCGCCGGTGCGTCGTCGCCGATCGCCTCGGCCACGCGGGCGGTCAGCTCTTCCCAGTAGTCGCGCGACGCTGGGTTGTAGCCCTCGCGGGCCAACTCGGCGTCGATGGCCTTGGTCACAGCGCTGTCGCGGTCACGAGCCTGCGGGTCGTACCACGGGTTGGCGGACATCCACTCCTTGGCGTAGTTGACCACGTTCGGGTCGACCTGCGGCGTGGCTGCTTGCTTGCGTGCCTCGGCAAGGCGCTCCTTGGCGGCCAGCAACTGCTGCGCCTCGGACATGGCCTGATCGCGGATCCGCATCGCGGCCACCACGTCCTCGCCATTGCCTGCCTCAGTCGCCTTGGCGATGAAGTGTTCAGCCTGTGCGATTTCGCGCTGGTTCTTGGCGATGCGCTCCTCAATCGTCTGGGCGTTGCTGTTGACGGCGTGGCCCTCGACTGCCGAGAGGCGGCGAAGCATCTCCGCGTTCTGCTGTTCGAGCAGGCGGATCTTGCGCTCGGCCTCGTCGCGGGCCTTGCGTTGCATGTCGCGGCGGCGCTGTCGGCGGCGGCGATTGGAGGAGGATATCTCCTCGTCGCTGTCGTCCTCGCTGGTGCCGAGGCGCTCGTCCTCCTCGTCCTCATCATCCGCGTCGTCCGGCGTGGTGTCCTCGGCCGCCTCTTCGGGTGGCGTCTCCACGGGGATCAGCTCGTCGTTCTCGTCATTCTCGGTAAGTGTATTGTCGGTCATAACCGGCTCCCTACTGTAGCCTTATCGATCAGATGAATGCCTTGATGGCCAGCGGGTCGCCGGTCACCTTGCCTATCAGATCGAGGTCGTTGAAAATTACCAACAGCGCTTCATCTTTGCCGTCGGCGGTTTTGACGGTCCATCGGTCGCCGCCGTACTTGGGCACGCGCACGAAGTCGCCCGGCTTGCACCAGCTCCCTTCGGGCCAGTGTTCCATGGTCGTGCGGTTCTTGAAGGCCAGCTCACCCACTGCGATCACCTTGGCGACCTGAGTGTTCCACGCGTCCGTCTCGCGCGTCTCCGAGGTCAGGATGATCCCGCCCTTGGTCTTCTGTTTCGGCGTGCGTACCTGTATCAGTACGCGGCTGCCGAAGGGCATGACGCCGGGGTCGCAAGGCGGAAAGGCCTCGTCCTCGCTGTCATAGCCAAACTCAACTTTGTTAGCTAATTCAATCATTTGCGCTCCATTCTTAACTCACAATACGAAGTCTCTGCGCTCCTTCTCGGCGATCATGTCGATCAGAGTGCGCTTCGCATGTTCGAGGCCTGCGTACATCCCGACGGCCCGACCGTAGTCGAAGCCGTCCTTTCCCGCTGGATGCGCCAACGCCTCGGAGGCAAGCCGAGCCTGCTCCTGTTCAAGGCGTTGGAGTAAGACCTCTATCTTCACGCGGGTGTCTTCTTGCCTCCGCTGACTTCCATCTTGGGGTGTTGCCCTAGTTTCATCAGCTTGTGCATGTTGGTGTTCTTGGGCGTCATGCCGCCAGCGGCCTTGCCCTTACTGAGTGCTGCGTCGTTCTTCTTCATGTCCATTCCTTTCTACGGATTGGGGTTAATTCCGGTGCCGGTAGACACCGAGAACCGTTCGCCGGACGCGATCTCGGCCTGCGCCAGAGCCATCGCCGTTTGATTGTCTTCTTGGTTCATGGCCATGCGCGCCTGCAGATCTGCGGCGGCACGCGCGTCCTCGGACTGCTGGCGCTGCTGCTCGATGGCGACCTTGGCCTGCAGCTCGGCGGCGTCCATCTGGGCGTCCTGCTGCATCTTCTGCGCGTCCATCTGCATCTTCTGCGCCGCCATCTGGGCGTCCATCTGCGTCTTCTGCGCGTCGGCCTGCATCTTCTGGCCTTCGAGCTGCAGCTTCTGCCCCTCGATCGCGAGGCGCGGATCCTGCTGCATCGGCGGCTGGAACTGCTGCATGATCTGCTGCGCCTGCTGGATGATCTGCGGGATCTGCTGGAAGATCTGCGAGCCCTCGGTCAGGGCCGTGGTCGACGCCTCGGCGAGCATGCGGTCGAGGGCGCGTCGGCCCTCGCGGTCCTTCGGATCCATGTCGCGCATCATGTCGCCCAGATCCTCGCCGCCCAGCGCCTCGGTCGACACGTTGAACACGGTCGAGGCGTACCACAGGGCGACGTGCTCCTTGATGTGGTTGAGGATCGACGGGATGTACACCGGCGCGAAGATCGGGTTCGATCCGAACATCGGGTTGGTCAGGTAGCTGATGTGCGTCTGCAGGTGGGCGAGGTGGTCCTGCTCAGGGAAGGCCGTGACTGGTCTGCCGAGTGAGGCGGCGACGTTCTCGTTCACCGCGTTCTGCTCGGTCGGCTCCATGGGCGGGTTGAGCAGATCCTTGGCGTTCGGCACCTTCAGCGTCTCAAGCAGACGCTCCTCGACCTTGCGCAGGTTGTAGAGCTGCGGCAGGGCGGCCGCGCGCTGGGCCACGGCCTGCACCTGAGCGTAGCGCTGCGCCTCGCTGAAGATGTTCGGGTCGGACACCGGCACGACGTCGAGCACGCCGTCGAAGTCTTTGCGCGTGGCCAGCTCTTCGCCCGCCTCATCCTCAAGGCGGGTATCGTCGAGGTTGTGTGCGTTCAGGCGGTCGAGGATGCGCAGCATGCGCCCCATCGCGTCGTACAGGCGTGTGTGGATGGCCGAGTAGACCACCGCACCCTGCTCTAGCTTGGCCAGCGTGGTGCCGACCGGCGCATTGGGGTTGCCGTCTGCGATGTCCTCCATGGAGGTGCGCACGACGCCCTTGCCCGCCTCGACGAGGAAGCCGAGGAGCTGGAACAGGACAGGCGACGGCGGGTTGTATGGCAGCGGCATGGCCAGCTTGCGCACGTCGTCGACGTTGAGGCCGCCCTCGATCTCCTCGGTCTGACCGGGCTGGATCGTCAGGCTCTGCCCGCCAGCCGTGCCGCCCTTGAGCTTGAGCATGGTCTGGCTGTTGCTGATGTGCGCCGCGTCGAGCAGGGCGCGCAGTGCGCCAGTCGCCGCGCCGGACAGGCCGCCGATCATGTGCGGCAGGCCGATGGGGTAGGCACCGCGCCACGGGATGAAGGGGAACTCGACGTAGTGCTGAAGCTCTTCGCGGTACTCCTCGTCCTCGTCCCAGTTGCGGTACAGCGAGAGCACCTTGCCGCTCGGCTTGTCGATCGTGAGCACGTAGGGCGACGGCGTCTCGTCGTCCTCAAGGGTCAGGTAGGTGTAGACCTCGTAGACGATGCGCAGACCGTCCTCGTTGTAGCTCGACGCGTCGCGGCCCTCGATCTTGTCGTTGGCCACACCGGCCACGGACTGCTCGGGCTCCATGCCCGACAGCGTCATGTCGACGTCGCGGTACATGCCCGCCTCGACGCGACGCTGATACTCGAAGGCCGTGAGGTACTGGACGTGCGTGCGACGCTCGGCCGTGTAGAAGTTGGTAGCCGCGTAGGGCAGGTACATGTCGTCGATCGGCACGAACAGGAAGGTCGGCCGGTTGCGCGCCTCGTCCCAGCCCAGCTTGAGGTACTGCGCGCCGCCCAGTGGCACCTGCGTCATGAGCTGCTCCAGCTCGGCGCGGACCTCGGGGCACTGCACGGTCATCTGCCAGTTGAGCAGGCGCACCTTGCGCTTGGCCTTGTTGATCTTCTCCTGCGTCATCGGGCCGGAGATGTAGTCCTTGGCCGGACCACCGGACGGGAAGATCTCCTTCATGGCTCGGGCCGCGAAGTCGACGCAGGCCTCGGTCATGAGCGGGTGCACCACCTTCGATGCGCCTTGGAACTGCGCGCCGCCGGGCGCGTCGTCGCCCAGACCGGTGCGGCGTAGGCCCTCCTCATACTGCTCGTCGCGCTTCTTGCGCGCGTCCTTGTCCTTGCTGATCAGGTCGAGGAACGTGGTCGACAGGCTGGCCAGCTCGTACTCGGGCATCTCCTCGGCGAGGTTGGCGTAGAACTCGCTGTCTGCGGGCCGCGCGTCGTCCT